AGAGTCTATGTTTAACTTAGGCGGTGTTATTGTTCTTGGTGGTGGTATCGGGGCGTTTTCATCGGCAAGTTTTAAAGGTAGTATTTTACACCATAGTCATCCAAACAATCCATTTAGAGCCGACAATCCTGTTTACCTTGCAATTGGTGATATGGGTCGAGGTCTAGCAAATAGTGTAGTTTTTAAACCTATTATTAAAGCGGGCAAACGAACTTACGAAGCAGTAGACGACACTTGGCAAGCATCAGGAATTCCAACATCGGCGGGAGCTGCGGCCGTAAAACAATATTCAGGAACAATAGCTACAGGATTTAAAACAGGCGCGAAAGGCGTTGTTTCTACTATTGGTAAAGTAGGAATGAAAGGTCTAGATAAAATTGCTAAAACAAGAATTGTAGGATCTCCAATATATCGACTATTAACTAGCGTAAGTGACCGAGCTGCTAGAATTGGAGAAATGTTGTTTGATACAGGTGGTATTTTAACTAAAGCTAATGAAGCGGGTATTTATGTAAGAAATGTAGAAAGCGAAGCTAATAACATTAGAAAAATATTTGATGAGGGTGTGTTCCCTGACGCTATACAAAGGTTTGTAGATTTAAGAATTAAACTTGCTGAAATGGCGGGTAAGACACAAAAAGAAATTGGTTTAGTTGTAGAAGATATACAACAAAATGTTATGGACTTTGGTAAGAATGTTTTAAAAGGCCCAAGTAAAATTAACAAAACAACCACCAATAAAACAGGTAATTTAGATGAGTTTGAGTTTACTGATCTAACAAACAAAGCGTTGTACGATGATATTTCCCCTGACGAAATTAAAAATCTAAAAGAAAGATTTGGAGATGAGGGTGCAGAATTAATTGTAAAAACCGTCAGAGAGCAAGCTGATTTAATACACGACGCTAATAAAATTATGGAAGACCTGATGATTGAAACAGGTATGATTAGACCTAGTGAGGCTATGGGTCGTCAATATGGTAAAGCACAACTTTGGGTATCTGAAGCTTTAGCAATGAGTCCAAGAGAGGCTAAAGATTTTTTCTATAGATTGTTGCTTGATGATATTCCTGATGATTGGTTGGCTGATACTTATGGTATGACTAAAAAACAATTCGATGATTTAGGCGTTAAGGATGTTACTACGACAGACGGAACTACTTATAAAACTAATGAAGGTATGTCTATCAAACAAGAAATATTTGAAGATTGGTCAGGAGAATTAAAGAACAACGCTGTTGCTAGAGCCGAAGTAGACTTAGACTTAGCAATTGCACACGAAAAATCGTCAAGACAAAAAGCGGTTCTTGCAGCAAGAGAACTTCGTAAAACAGATACTGAAATAAAAGATGCGACCGTCGCTGAAGCACAAAAAGTAGTTGAGGCTAGAATTAGAGATCAAGAACTTAGGATTGCTGAACTACGAAAAAAGAAACTACAAATACAAGAGTTAAAATTAAAACTTAAAAAGAAACTAGAAGAAGATTCTATAAGAGACAACGCATATCACGATGTTGGCGGTAGAACTAAACAACTACAAAAGGAAAGAATAACTGAAGTTGCTGAAGCAGAAGAACTTTTAAAATTAGCTGAAAAGAATGCTGAAGCTAGACTTGCTAATCTTAGTAAAGGTGAAATTAAAGATTTAGATGATTTAAACTTTGCTAGAGAAAATTTAACTAAAGCAGATAACAATTACGCAAAAGCGGGTGAAGACGCGTTAAATGAATCTGTTGAGAAACTAAAGAATAAAAAAGTTCACAACACTCGTACAGGTCGTTTAGAAGGCACAATTAATCAGCTTATCAAAGAAGCAAACTTTTTGCAAAAACATATTACAAGACATAGTAAGAAACTTGCGCCTGTTATAGAAGAAATAAAAATAGCAAATAAAGCTAAATTAGACGCAAGAGCAAAAAGAAAAATACTTAATGCGGCTAAAAAAGAATTTGGTACTGAAGCTAGAAAAGCTAAACGAGGTATTAAAAAAGCTAAAAGAATTCTTAAAAAGACTAGCAGTAAACCTTCTATACAAGAATACATTGATGATTTGTATCTTGCATTATCAAGTCCGACTAGAGGTAATATGCGAGTTGGTGGTTTAGACGGCGAGATTGCACAATCAGGTCGTACTAAAATGCGTCAGTTTAAATTAAGCAACGCTATGCGAAGAGAAGCTGAAGAGTTAGGTTTTCTTAGAGACGACCTTTACGGAGTAATGATGAAATCTTTTGAAGATTTATCTGCGCGTATTGCACTAAGAAAAGTGTTTAACGCTAATGGTGAAGCGCTTGGTAGTGAGCAAAAAATACTAGATAAGCTTATTAATGAAATTACTGACGATTATACACGATTAATTAATGCAGCAGAAAAAGCGGGTAAATCAAAAAGCTTTATTAGAAAATTAGAAAAAGAACTTAATAATGCAAAATTAGATGTTGAACTAGGATTTAGACGACATTTAGGACTTTTAGGAAATGCGAACACAAATGGACTATACGGACTAGCTTGGGCGGGTCAGGCGGCTCGATCATTAAATTACATTCGTTATGGTTCAGGATTTCTTTTACCTTCACTAGCTGACCTAGCCAATGTGGTTTTTACTTCAGGTTGGGGTTCATTTAGTTATATGAATCTATTTAGTAAAAAAAGTTCACAATTAAGAAAAGCACTTAGCGGTCTAAATAACCAAGAGGTCATTAGACTTGCTATTGCATCTGAACGAATATTATCAAATAGCCGTACTATGAAAATGGCGGGCGCTGAAACTACTAGAGAAATGACAGGAGTTGGAGCGCCAGGAACGATCAAACATTATCTAACATCTAATACAGACAAAGTTCTTGATGGTCTTAGTCGAGCAACAAACACACTTAGCTTTATGGGGTGGTGGAACACTAGAATGAAGTCTTTGGTAATGTTGGAAATGCAACACAACTTTGTTGAATTTTTACGAAAATATCCAAAGCTTATAGAAAAGGCTTCTGCCCAACCTAATAGTAAGTTTGCTAGAGATGTGGCAAAGGCTGCAAGTCTTGGTTTGGGTAAAGAACAAATTGCTAGAATACTTAAATTAATTAAAAAACATCCGCCTACAAAATCAGAACCTGGCGCTCCGTGGGAATTAGAAATGGGTCGTTGGTTAGACGAAGGCGCAGAAGGTATCCGAGCATATCACGATATGCGTACTGCTTTTGAAAATGTAGCGACGCGTTCAATTATGACGCCTGGTAAAGGTGACTTACCTTACTTTATGTCTAATGGTATTTGGAAATCCATCCTTCAGTTTTGGACATATGGATTTATTTCAATGACAAAATATATGATACCCGCGTTTCAGCGTATGGCACGATACGGAGATATGGAAGCGTTTGGTTCATTAACATTAGCGGGAGCATTAGGTACAGGTATCGTAATGCTTTCTGATTTAAGATACCAAGGTGAAATAAAAGATCGAGACCTTACACAATGGGGTTACGATGTTATGGATCGTGCGGGTTTCTTAATGATGTTGTCTGTTCCGCTTGCTGAAGCGGGTAAATTTGTTGGAGTGTTTGAACAACCTTCAAGATATTCCGCAGAGAAAAACAGATGGAGTTTACTACTTGGCCCAACTGCGGGTCTTGTCGAAGACGGATTAGATTTGTCAGGCGCAATACGAGACGGCGATACAGATCGAATTCAACAAATAGGTAATAAGTTGTTACCATTTAAAATTTATAAACAAATATATGATGTTACAATAGGAGATAAATAATGGCTTTTGCAAGAGAAGTATATGAACCTAGTTCAAATAACCAATATGGCACTGGTAATTTAGACTACCCAATTACTTTTCCTTACATTGCTAAGAGTCATATTAAGGTTGCCGTAAATGGTGTAGACACTACGGCTTATGATTTTATTGATGCATCTAATATAAGACTACAAGGTGCAACACATAATATAGTCATTGGTGATAAAATTGTTATTACTCGTGAAACATCACCTTCAGCTAGACTTGTTGATTATCAAACAGGCTCAGTTTTATCAGAAGAAATCTTAGACCAAGATTCACTACAAGGTTTCTTTCTAGCACAAGAAGCGAACGATATTAAAGAAGTGGCACTTGCTAGAGATAACTCAAACAATTGGGATGCACTAAATTCAAGAATTGTTAATGTTGCTGATGCAGTAAATAATACCGACGCGGTTAATAAACAATCTGTTGCGGCGATTACAGGTGGCGCAGTTACGGCCGCACAAACGGCTGCGGGTCAAGCACAAAATGCAGAACAGGCCGCATCAGCCGACGCCGCATTAGCTTTAGGTTATAGACAAGATGCTTTAGGTTATAGAAACGATGCAAATAGTGCAAAGACCGACGCTGAAACTGCTAAGACAGATGCTGAAAGCGCTTTAGCATCATCTATAGCTGCACTTAATGCTGCAAACATACCAAGCACTTTATCAGGACAAGGTAATAAATTCTTACAGGTAAACACGGCGGGTACTGCATATAACTTAGTATCCTCTGTTGCAGCTCCTGTATTCTATGGACTTAAAATTAATGGTGGTAGTTTAGATTTAACATCCACAAGAACTGCAAATGTAGCAGTAAAAGATTTTGATAATTGGTTGTTGTCTGAAAATATAACAATTTCTATTAATAATAACGATTTACAGATAACGCTATAAGGAGAAAATAATGACTAGTACACAATTTATAGATTATACAAAACTTGGCTATCGATGGAAAGGTATCTTCAACGCTAGTTCTACTTATATAAACTATGATGTTGTACGAAAAGATGGAGAAGTTTACTACTATTATAATGGTGCGTGGATTGAGTTTGCTAAAGGTCAACAACACGCAACTACAAAAGGACAATTAGTAACTACCTCTTTAACAGGCGGAGCAACAGGCGCAAAGAATACTTATTTACATTCACAAAACGGAACGGTCGAGTTTAGATTTCCAGGTGAAAGACCAGGAACTAGAGCCGTTAAATTAATGCGTAAAAAGAAAACAAGTTCGTCTTATCAACACGGATATGTACACGGCGCAATTATGACAGACGGATCTCTTAGAGTTTGGGGAGACCTAAGAAATAGTAAAGCGGGTACAGGTAATATGGGTGATATTTCATCTATGAATCCAACTCGTGTTGCGTTACCAGGCGATCGAATGATCATTGATGCGTTTCAAATGGAAAACAATATATTTTGTCTTGATCAAGATCATCAACTTTGGGCGTGTGGTAGTAATAGTGAGTGGGGTGGTTGGTCTTGGAAACCTAATCACGGAAATGGCTCAAACCAAGCGCAATACCGATTTGTAAATATTAGTGAAGGTACTGATATGGAAGGTAAGAAAATCGTGTGGTTTATTACCGATAGAGATTACAATGTTGGTCAAGGTCACACTTGTATGTGGGCGCAAGACGACGAAGGTGGTGTTTATTCGTGGGGATTTAACTCAGATGGTCAATGTGGCTATGGGGGTACAACTAGTCCACAACGAAAACCAACTAAAGTTACAACACTTGCTAATGGTACGGCAATGCCACCAATTAGAAATAAAGCAATATTTTTAAACTCAGGTAACTACGCTACAACAACACTAATAGATACTAACGGAAAATTATATATTTGTGGTTATCAAAGTAGAAATTTACATTCATCAAATTTATATGAAGGTTTCGTAGAATATACAGGCGTATCTAACCCTAGTTTTACTTTTATGAGAAGTGCGGGATCTGACGGACATTGGGCGAATGGTACTCAATATTATGAAACTATTGTCGTAGGTGACGCTAATGGTCGTCTGTGGGGATTAGGTAATAGTACAGGACAAGTTTCAGCGTATAGTTCACACCCTGGTTGGACTCCACCAATAATCGGCGGAGCTTCACAACTAACATCTAACGACGGACAAACGATCTTCGGGGGTGCTTCTGCCTACGGCGGTAACGCATCAGGCGTTAATGTTGGGGGTGTTATAGACGCCTATGGTAATGCGGGCGGTTATGAATCTTATGCAGCATTAATGGGTAATGGTTCTATATGGCAAGTCGGATATAGTGTCGGCGGAGCATATAATGGAAACTCCAAATATAATTCAACAGGCACAGGCACAGGCGGTGGATGGAATAGAATAAGATTTAGAACTGAAGATGGAAAAGATCAAACATATAAACACATTCATCCTGGTACCAATGTTTACGATAAATCAAAATTTTATTCACACCACGGACGATACGGAAGGGTGTTTGCAAGTTTAACAACGGATGGTTACTTCTTCTCTTGGGGTTATAACAACCAAGGTGGAGACGGCACAGGAACTAGCGGTAACATACATCCATATAACTTTCAATCAGACGGAATTCCTTCAGCACAAGTAAACGATAAAATTATTGATTACGAAGTTGCGGGATATATAAGCGACGCAACTGGCGCAAGCAATTGGTGTTTGCTCGGTGAAAACGGAGATGTGTACACGGTCGGTTGGGGTAGTCGCCAATTAAATGCTAACGATGATGACATCAACATCAGTACACCTAAAAAGGTAATATTTTAACAAGGAGAGAATATAATGACGACAATTTCATTAGGAAAGGTTAAGTTTTCGTGGAGAGGAAATTATTCCAACACGGCAACTTACAACGAACAAGATATAGCGGCCTTTAATGGTACGACTTATATTTGTACACAAGATGGTACAAATAATGTAGTACCCGCAACGGTCTCTACAAACTTAGGTACGGCTACTGAAGAATACTACGCAAAAGTACAATCTGATGGTGGCTCTAATTATTTTTACATCGATGTAACTGATGGCTCTGGTACTTATGTAAAACAAAAATATCTTAAATTAATTGAAGGTAACACTTACAAGTTCTACCAAAACGATTCGTCTAACGCTAATCATCCTCTCCTATTTAGCGCGACTTCAGATGGAACTCACACTACCTCTCCTAGTGCGGGAACTAACTATTCGTCAGGCGTAAGTTATTACCTAGATGGTGCTGCGGCACAAGATAAGAATGTTGTTGGAGCATTTACTCTAACTTCAGGTGGATATGATGCGGGAAGAACCGCAAACATTAACTCTAATGTTGCTACTACTTCAAGTGGTTCAGGAACGGGTTTTATTTGCGATGTACAAATTGATGGAAGTGGTAACGCGACTATTGTTAAAAAAGATAGTGGTACAGGTTACGCCGTCAACGACACAATTACTATTGCTGCATCAAGCATTGTTGGTACAGGTACAACTGATATTGTACTAACGGTCAATTCTCTTGGTGATGGTCTAGCTGCTTACACTTCTAGCGCTTACACCAACGCAACTACAAGGTATGTACAAATTCAAGTACCTGTAGATGCCCCAAATCTCTACTATTATTGTCATTTCCATTCTGGAATGGGCGGTTCGCTACCAACTGCAAAAGCATCGGTGTCGGTGACCGTTAATTCTTCCAATTGGGCAACATTTGCTACGGGTGTAGACTCGACAGGAAGTGTTGAAGGTGATTTATTGTACTATGATGGCACACAACTACAAACATTACCTGTTGGTGCAGAAAATCAAGTCTTAAAAATTGACGAATCTACACTTATGCCTGTTTGGGAACAAGAAAGTGTACGATCAGGTACAAAAGTTGCTAAATTAAAAGTTGATATGGCGGGAAGTTACCGATCACAAATGGTTCTTATGCAAGATGGCTCACTAAGATGGTGGGGTAACAACGGAAATTACAAAGGTGGTATCGGATATACTACAAATAACAGATCACAACCTATTCCTGTAGCATTTCCGCAAGAGTTTCCAGGTATCGACACACAAGTTGAAGGAAACTTTATGCAAAACTACAACTCTTATGGTGCTTGTATTGATAAAAACAACCATCTTTGGACTTGGGGTAATAATAACTACGGCGAAATGGGTATTCAAAACAACACTGGGGGTGGAACTTTTGAAGGACGAAGAGGTGTACCTGTAAATATTTCTACAAGAACTAACTATACAGGTGGTATTGGTAGTACATCAGTACCTTCGTCAAGAAAGAAAATTGTTGAACTAGCAACACCACACGCAACTGACGGAAACAACGGCGCAATTGTTGTTCGAGACGAAGATGGATTCGTTTACGGATCAGGTTACAATGGCCACGGCGTTATGGGTCAAGGTAATACTTCGGCTCAATATCAGTTTAAACAATATCCTACATTTGGTGTAGGTGGTGTTTCTGCTTACAAAGCTAAACAAATTGAAATTAGTAGTGCGTCTAATCCAACACTAATAGTTCTTACAGAAAACGGAGATGTATATTCTGTTGGATATACAGGTTACTACCAACACGGAGAAAATAACACGACTAACCACACAACACCGACTATTGTTCCTGTGGTTGGCCCGACTAATGGTGGTAATGTAATTGATAGAATTGCTGCGGTAAGTCACAAAGGTGTCTTTGTTATTGATACTGCCAACAATCTTTGGAATTGGGGTTATGATAACAATGGTTACTTTGGTCGTGGTGGTACTGCGGGTAATTACTATAACCCAACAAATGTTATGAGTGATGTATCTAAAGTAGCAGTTACACATTGTACTGATAACTATAATTCAACAATGATTATTAAAACTGATGGAAGCGTTTGGGCTGCGGGTTACAATGGCTATGGACAATTAGGTCAAGGTAACACAACTGCATTAAACACATATACAGAAATGAAATTCCGTTTACTACAAAACGACGGAACTTATGCTAACCAAACACTATCAGCAGCTAGTTATCCATTTACCGTCACTCAAGCTATGTTTGCGGGCGGAACACAATATCAAACTTCTGCGGTACTAACTTCAGAAGGTAAGGTTTGGGTTTGTGGTTATAATGGAAACGGTCAAGTCGGTGTAGGACAAACAGGTAATAACTACCAAGTGTTCTACGAAGTTTATGGATTACCAGGCAAAGTAATACAGATTTCTCAACACGGACAATCAAGTGAAGGTGGTTGGGCTGCATTGCTAGAAGATGGTCAACTCTTTATGTGGGGATATGGTGGTTCTTACGCTATTCCTGAAGACGATGGTCATAGTTTCTATACGCCTAAATTAGTATTGTTTTAGGAGATAGATATGCCAAGAAAAACCATTGAGACAACACAGGCGGAGTTAGAAAAACACGAAGCCGAGTGTGCTATTAGATATAAATATGTTTTAGAAAAGCTTGAAGGTTTACACAAAAGAATTTGGCGAATTGAAGCTATGGTAATGATTTCAACTATATCACTTATAGGATTTATAATGATGTTTATAAATAAAATAATTTAATAATAATCTTTTACGGGGAAGGAAAATGATTGATCCAATCACGGCATTTAGCGCCGTGTCCACCGCTGCATCTGCTATTAGTAGGGCAGTTAAAGCGGGGCGTGATTTAAACTCTCTTGGACATCAAATTGCTAAGTACGCAACGGCTGAAGCTGATTTACAATTCGGCGAGTCTAAAAAGAAAGCATCAAGATTTTCTTTTACTGAAGATAAAGCAATTGAACGACATTTTAAAAAAGAAGAACTTAGACAGAAGCGTGATGAACTCCGTAGTTTATTTCTATTGTATGGTGCGCCAGGACAATGGGAAAGGTTACAAGCTGAAATAGCGTCTGTTCGTAAAGAACGCGCAGACTATTTAAAAAAGATGGCAGAAAAAAGGCGTCAAACAATTAATGTTATGCTTGTTATCGGTGGTGTTATACTAGCGATAGGAGCGATAGCATTAGAAATTTGGTTTCTTAAAAGCCTATAACAACGGAGATTTATGAAAAAGTTTCAACAACAATTAATAGCTTTATTAGGTATTATCTTGATGGGTCTAAGCACTTGGGTCTTAATAGAGATCGTTGAGTTAAAATCGACGGTCAGTATGATGAACCAAGAATTACTAAACATAGATAAACAATTCGGTAGGGTGTATAACTTTATTGATAAGTTTATGAAATATTAAGGAGTTATTATGTTACCAATAATTAACACATTGCTACCAATGGTCGGCGAAGTTTTAGATAGAGTTGTGCCTGATAAAAATCTAAACGCAAAAACTAAATCTGAAATAGAAAAAATGTTAATTGCTAACGCGGCACAAATAAATGTTGAACAAATCAAAACAAATCAAATTGAAGCGGGTCATAGATCCGTATGGACTTCAGGATGGCGTCCGAGTCTCGGATGGGCGTGCAGCGCGGGTTTCGCGTACACTTTTATACTACAACCAATTTTGCAATGGATACTTGTATTGGTCGGCAACGATACCATACTACCCTCCATTAATACAGACATTTTGCTAGAACTCGTATTTGCGATGCTCGGTCTTGCTGGACTTAGAAGCTACGACAAGATGAAGGGAACTACAAAATGACAAAACCTAGAAAAGGAAAAGCCAAAGTTAAAATAACGGCATCAGGTAAAAAAGTTTCTTATGGACAAGCGGGCAAAGCCAAAGGTGGTGGCCCAAGAGTTCGTCCAGGCACTAAGAAAGGAAATTCATATTGCGCTCGTAGCGCGGGCCAAATGAAGCGTAACCCAAAAGCAGCAAGAAATCCCAACTCACCTTTGAGACTATCTCGAAAGCGTTGGAGATGTAGTGGCACAAAGTCAAGATAATATCAACTTAACAAATAAGGAGAAATAATTATGCCAAAAGTTGGAAACAAATCTTATAGCTATAGCAGAGGTGGAATGAAGAAAGCCAAAGCCGCAGCTAAAAAATCAGGTAAGAAAATTACTTATCGTGGTCGTTCACCAAAGAAGATGAAGTAATATGGCTACGAAGAAAAAACCTGGTCTCTACGCCAATATAAATCGTAGGAAGCGTCTTGGTATTTCGCGTCCGAAATCCAAAAGTACAATAACTAAGAAAGCCTATGCAAATATGAAAGCGGGTTTTCCTAAGAAGAAAAAGAAAAAATAAGGAGTTACTATGGCAGATACTAAAGAGTTAAAAGATAAACTATTAGTCAGACTATCTGGTATTGTAGAAACCGAAGAGGAACTACAACCCGCAATGGTTTCTGCTATAGTTAACTTTCTTAAAGCGTTTCCACCCGCACAAGAACTTGAGGATTTACCTACCGCAAAAAAGATAGCTTCTTCTTTATCAAAGTATAAGGCAACAATGCCTTTTGATTTAAACAAGGAGAAGGAATATGGCAGTTAAATCAGGACTAGCGTCAAGTCAATATAGACCCGCACCTTTACAGATTATGTCACCGACACAAAATCAGATGCGGACTAATATGACACCAAAGACACAACAAGTTAAAAATCCATTGCTTGAAGATGCTAACAAAAGAAAATCTAAAGCACCTAAAGTTGGGTATAGTCCTAACAAAGAAATGCAATTGCTCGAAGGTGTTAAAGATGGAACTGAAGGTGTTCCAGGAGCAATCAATGGTGTTAGTGCATTCATCGATGGATATCTAAGAATTAATAAACGATCATATAAAAGGAGAACCTAATGCTCAATCCCCTAATGCTTGAGGATAGACCGCATTGGGAAACTACATTTCCTGATGATGTGTGGGGAGCATATACAGATTTTAGAAACTTTTTATTTATTGTGTGGCAACACTTAGGTCTGCCTGAACCTACCGCCGCTCAATATGAAATTGCACATCGTCTCCAACACGGCGTTGATACTACAGAACTTTCGCAAGGAATATCTGTAAGTGGCCCGCGCGAAGATATTATACGATGCTTTAGATCATTGGGTAAATCTTACATTACTTCTGCGTATGCTATATGGCGTTTAATGAGAAACCCTAGAGACGAAAAGATACTTGTAGTCTCAGCTACAGGATCTAAGGCAAAAGAATTCGTTGCACAAACTAAAGGTATCCTAGAGTCAATGGACTTAGTTCAATGGTTACTCGAAGGTAATCGTGAGTCAGGTGCAGCTCGAAGAGATATGGCTGATCAATTTGATGTAGCGGGAGCATCACTATCGCAATCGTATAGTGTTGCTGCGCGTGGTATTACAGGTCAGATAACAGGTAGTCGTGCGACTATCTTAATTGCTGACGATATAGAAGTTGAGCGTAATAGCCTTACGGAAGAAGCTAGACAAAGAATTGTACGAATTATCCAATCTGACTTTGTACCGATTACAAAAACAGAACACGGAAAGGGAGACATAATATTATTGGGTACTCCTCAGACAGAAGAGTCTGTTTATAATAAACTAGTCACAGAGATGGGATTTAATTGTTTTACAATTCCTGTAAGGTTTCCGACTACCGACAAACTTAAAAACTATTTGTTAACAGATAACAACAAAGGAACAGAGGTAAACATATTAGCACCTTATCTTTTAGCAAGATACGCTACAAAGAAAATGAAGTCAGGTGATATTACAGATAAAAGGTTTGGTGAAGAAGAATTAATAAAGATTGAGTCTAAAGGTAGAGCATCGTTTGCTTTACAATATATGTTAGATACATCTTTATCAGATGCCGAAAGATATCCATTAAGACAATTCAATTTGATTACAATGGCTATCAACCCTATGAAAGCACCGCTGACGGTACAATGGGGAAGAGATAATGATAAAGGTAATTACATAAAAGATATACCTAACTTAGGTTTCTCAGGTGATCACTTTTTGCGACCATTGTTTATAGATAAAGAATGGGAAACTTTAGAGTCTAAGGTTTTATTTGTCGATCCTTCAGGAAGAGGAGCGGACGAAACTGCCTGGGCAATCGTAGGTGTTCTTAATGGTATTATGTATTGTTTACACATTGGTGGAACACACGGAGATCCGTCTGATGCTATGACACAGATAGCTATAGACGCAAAGAAATACGATGTGCAAACCATTGAGGTTGAACCTAACTTTGGACAAGGGATGTGGCTTGCTGCATTCCAACCTGTATTATCAAAAGTATGGCCTGGCGGTTGTACGGTCTGTGAGTCCGAATGGGCGAAAGGTCAAAAAGAATTAAGAATTATAGATACGCTTGAACCCGTATTAGCACAACACCGATTAGTGATAGATGAAGATTTAGCGCGTGCCGAGGCTCGTGCAGAAGACCATCGATTCTCTTTGTTATATCAGTTGACACATATAACAAGAGACAGAGGGTCGTTGAAACACGACGACCGATTAGACGCCCTAGCGGGCGCAGTAGCACACTATCAGCGATCGATGGAACAAGATGTCAACCAAGCTGCTCAAGGTGTGCTACAACAAAGAATGGACGAAGAGATCGAAGATTTCTTAGAGTTTATGGAAGGCGGTGCAAAATTGATCCGTGGGGTTAAGCGTGGTGGGCAACGAACTGAAGTATGGATGTCAGATAGAAAGGGGGAACAATGGCGAAAAAAAAGAAAGCTTTAGTATTACCTGATATACCTGACATAGCTGATTATTATTTTTGTTGGTGGCTTGATATCAATAGTGATGCAAGTTGGCTGACACAAGATAAAGCAAAGACAACCAAACCTACGATATGTTTATCAACAGGTTGGTTAATATCAACAAACAATCATTGTCATAGGATTGCAAGTGATTACAATTTTAATGACGATGGTACATTAGGTGACATTGGTGGTGTTACTACAATACCAACTAAGAATGTTATTAAACTAACTAAAATTAAAATATAAGGGGATAGTTATGTATACTTTTGGAAAAACATCTATGAGTAAACTTAAAGGCGTACACGAAGATTTAGTATCTATAATGGTAGAAGCAATATCTGTTTCACCTGTAGACTTTGGTATATCTGAAGGTTTAAGAACTAAAGAGAGACAAAGAGAATTAGTCAGAGAAGGTAAATCTCAAACTATGAATTCAAGACATCTTACAGGTCACGCCGTAGATATATTTATATATAAAGATAAGAAAGCAGTATGGGAGTTCGATGAATATATTCCTGTTGCTAACTTAATTAAAGCTATAGGATCTAATAAAGGTATTACTATTGAATGGGGTGGAGATTGGGAGACTTTTAAAGATGCACCACATTTTCAACTTTCGTGGAACGAGTATGTCGAAGAATCCAAAACGCCCGAAGAGGAAAGCGAATCCATTGGCGAAAGACCTTCGGACACCGAAGTTCCGTCAGAAGATAGTTAAAAATAAGAAAATTTATAGCCGAAAAGGGCGAATGGCGTTTAATGGCGATATAAGCGTCATACAGAAGGATTAGGAGGTTTCAGGTATGTTTGGTCATTTGATAGCAACATATGTACTCCCTCGTCTTCCTAGAGAGCCGTTTTCAAAAAATGCCAAAAATTCGTGTGGTCATATTTTCCCCGACACACTTTGGCGAACCCCCGTGACCCTGGCTGCCAGGCGTCCAGGTCGAAGCTTCAAAAAAACCTGTCAGAAAACAAAAAGCAATCCCGTTATTGTTACGATTGACGGCGGGCAAAAATAAACTTGTTGATATGCTTAAATTATCGGCGGTTGTTCATATTGTTATATAAAAGATATTCCTGTTATTTAGTGTTATTGGGTAAATCGTGAGTGTTGTATTTTTGCAACAGCGGTTGTGATATATTTATCACGGCACGGACGCGCACCCCTGTAACACTATTTTTTTCTTAAAGTGTTTGTCTTTTTTTAAAAAATATGCATATAATCAGAATTAACAAAATGTAACTAAACGAAAGGCAAAACGAATGTTTAAATCAATCTCAAAAATAACTAATCCAAACATCTTAAAAGCGATTAATGAAAACGCGCAATTGTTTCAAAAATTGCCCGCTAAGTTAATGACAATTGACGGCGACGCTAAGACAATAAAAGGCGACAAGCTTAAAGTTAAAACAGGTATTATATATCTTACGCCGTCTAATACTTTAAATTTCTATAATACTTGCCCAATGGCAAAATTGGCGGGTTGTGAAAAAGCGTGTTTGTATTCGGCGGGGCGTGGCAAGTTTACAAGCGTACAATTATCAAGAATTAGAAAAACGCTTTATTGGATAGATAGACGCGACGAATTCTTAACCCAATTAAAATATGAAATAATAAAAGAAAGTAAAAAAGCGCAAGCGCAAGGATATCAATTTGCGGTGCGTTTTAATGGTACTAGCGATATCAGAATTGAAAATTACTTTTGGGCGGATATGGTCGAATTATATAACGAATATAATGTTAAATTTTACGACTATACAAAACTTGCAAATAGAAAAATTCCTAATCCTGAAATTTACGATTTAACTTTTAGTTATTCAGGAATAGAGACATTGTTTCAAGATCAAATAAAAATTGCGATTAAAAACGGAATGAGAATTGCGGTTGTTTTTCGTGATAAAATTTTGCCAAAAACTTTTTTAAATATGCGTGTAATAAACGGCGACGAAACCGATGTTAGGTTTTACGATGAACAAGGCGTTGTTGTCGGTTTATACGCTAAAGGCGACGCGATAGGCGACAAAAGCGGTTTTGTTGTTGACGCTATATAAAAATCCGAAACGCGGGCAATTGCTCGCGTCCGTCGATTATGTCGGCGCTGACGAGGATAACCGAGTTAGAACAAACAAAAGAAAGGCTATAAAATGCAAATAAGAAAACTTTTAGAAATCGATAAAGTAATTCACGATAACGACGGGCGCGCTTTCCCGTGTGATTTACAAGATTTTAACGACGAGGGTTTAAAATACTTTTCGGAAAGCAAACAGGAATATATAAATATTCTTGATATGGAATTAGTCCACCTTTTACGAATAGTTAAAAAAACTCTAATGTCTAAATCGTTCTACGATAGACTTGCGCCAAAATATAAAACTTACAATGTAGGTTATGAAATGGCTTTTGAAAAAATCCCGAATGATGATTTTGGAAAGCAATTTATAAAACTTTTAAAAATCTATCTAAATAAAGACGGATATAAAATGCGTGTAAAAGGTCAAAATGTAAAAGACGAATTTAGAAAAACAGGTTGCACCTATCACGGACAACCAATTTCTAAATCTAAAAATTTACGCGTTTATCTTGATAGAAAAACAACGACCGAACAAATAACAGGCTAAACCGAAACGCGGGTATTTTTGCCCGCGTCCGTCCGTGTTGCGGGCGCTGATGAGGTTTTTTATTTATCAGAATATTAACAAAAGAAAGGCTAAAAAATGCGATACGACTACACAATTAGCAAAGTTCCGTCAGCGGAACAAACAGAAGTTATTAGTGAAAATTCCTATAAAAAATGTCTTAGGAAGATTGCTAGTAAATTTCCAAAAATTCCCGTAAATATTCAATATAAGAATAAAAAGGGAAATCTACAAAGTGTGACGACCGCCGTTTATTTAACTGATAATGGAAAGGTAAAACAATGGAAGGTTTAAATGTTTTATCTTTATTTGACGGGATGTCTTGCGGTCAGCTTGCACTAAAACAAGCGCGGATTCCTGTTAAAAATTATTTCGCGAGTGAGATTGATAAATACGCTATCAAAGTTGCTCAAGAAAATTTTCCAAATACAATGCACCTCGGCGATGTTCGAGGTGTATTAAAATTTTGGAGAGATAACAAATTTCCAAAAATAGATTTACTTCTTGGCGGGTCACCTTGTCAGGGGTTCAGCTATGCGGGTAAACAATTAAATTTTGAAGATCCAAGATCGAAACTATTTTTTAACTTTGTTGAAATTCTCAACGAGTTAAAACCGAAATATTTTCTTTTGGAAAATGTCAAAATGAAAAAAGAGAGTCAGGATATTATTAGTAAATATCTTGGCGTTGAACCCGTGGAGATAAATAGTTCACTTGTAAGCGCGCAACATCGAAAGCGTTTATATTGGACTAATATTCCATTTAATAAAAATTTCGAGGATAAAGGCATAATGCTATGCGATATCCTAGAAAATGGCACTAGTCATAAGGCAATGACAAACAACGGCAAGGCGCATTGTTTGACGGCTAGATATCAAGGCGCGGTGTATTGGAATTCTATCGAGCGAAACCAACGAACAATGGTTTTAATTGATAATCCAAAAACATCAAAAGACGGATTAAAAAAGATAGGTATGGCGTCCGATATTAACGGACACGATATCTTAAAGCGTGTTTATTCCGTCGAAGGCAAGTCGCCAACGCTCAACGCTTGTATGGGCGGTAATACTGAACCTAAAATCGGTATAGGCGCTCTCAGAGGTCGTAAAAAGGCTAATGAGACTAAATACAATCAACAATACGAAATGCGTTTTGACGATAAATCAAACGCGCTTACAAGCGTTCAATCTGACAATCATTTAATTTTACAGGAAACCGACAAATATAGTTGGCGAAAGCTTACACCTGTTGAATGCGAAAGGTTGCAGAATGTTCCCGATAATTACACTAATTATGTCAGCAAAACACAAAGATATAGAATGCTCGGCAATGGGTGGACTATCGGAATAATCAAACAAATAATGGAAGGAGTTAAATGCACATAAAACAACGAGTATTTTGGGGTCTCGACGACAACGATAGAGTAGTTATCGATGTCGAAGAGACCTTAAAATTTTTCCGTAAAAAGTTAGACGAAACGGAAGACGAAAAGAACGGACAACCCGAAGACGAAATGGAAGAAAGCGAGGTGATTACGGATGAGTTCGACTAAGAAAAAAGTAAAGCTAAGAATCCTGCTAGACTTGGATATTACACAAACCAAGATTCAGGAGACTAAACATTGGTCAGAGTCTGACAAACTTTTAGCCTTTCTTTGTAATCAAATTTTGATGAACAAAAAGGCGGTCGATGTAGTCGATCAAAAGGTTACGCTGACGAGTCCATAAGGACGAAACGCGGGCGAAAGTCCGCGTCCGTAACTAACCGAAAGCGAGGTGATTTTATTGGTAATGAAAGATAGCGGAAACCCTGTCCGCTTTGGGAAGGGTTCAAGCGAGCGTATGGAATGGCAACAAGCGGTCAAAATAATCTCAAAAGTCGTCGAAGAATTTTGTGATGCAACTGCCGAATGTTTGCCGTCAAATGCTGATGACGAACAAGAGCGAGTACGCGCAGCTTGGAAACGAATTCTCGAAGGTTAACGGAATAAACAGGAGTCGATATGGATAATAATAATCTATACAAAAGATTCCACGAGAAGCTTCACTACAGAATGCCATTGTATCCAATTTTTGAATGGCGTTATGTATTCCTGGTCTGTTGCATTTTTGCAACACTTCTCGTGGTTATTTAGAGCATCCTTATGCCCATTGGGGGGCTATAGTGTACTATAGACTTATAGTATACCTATGGTCTCACCATTGGACATAAGGTTTTACATTAAGCAAACGAAAGGACAAACGAATGTCAGTATATAAGAGAAACGATAGTCCGTACTATTGGATGTCATTGCCTGTAGTTGATGACAGAGGGAATATCGTCAGATATCACAAACAGAGTACAAAGAGACGAGTGAAGTCTGAAGCTTTGTCTGTGTTCAGACAACAGAACAAACAGAAGTTGGATGAAGTTCAACTAAAAAACTACAAAAGTATGACTATTGCGGGCGCAGCAAGACAATACATTGAAGACACTATTGCGCTCGGTAAGTCGGCGGGCAAAGACTATCAAGTTTATTTAAACAAATTAAATCACAACGACGGAGACCAACCGATATCAAGGTTAAATCGTATGTGGTTATTGACGCTGAAAAACAAAAGACTATTCGAGGGGTTAAAACATTCGACTATTAACAATGAAATAACTTTTTGGATATGTGTATACAATAAGGCACGGAACGATTATAACTGCAATGTGCCAAACGAAAACTTTAAAGACTTAAAACTTTTCGTCGAACAAAAGACTAGATATCTTTTAGAAGGCGAAGAGGAAAGGTTATTGTCTAATCTGCCTGAAGGTGATTCAAAAGACTTGGTTGTCTTTTTGATTGATACAGGCGCAAGGTACAATGAGATTGCTAGTTTGCCCTGGAATTCTGTTGATAAGGAATTCCAATGGATCAATTTATATAGATCGAAAGTGGCAAACGAAGGTATCATATATTGTACTGAACGAGTCAGAAAAATACTGACAAAACGATTTGACAATAAGTGCAGCGGTTTTGTTTTTCCTTCGAGAACGATCGGCAATCCTCGTGGTTATTCAACACGGGTAATTAAGAATGCGATCGAAGCTTCAGGATTAAACGAAAAAACTCTTGTTGATCGATACGGGAAATTTACCTGTCATTCATTCAGACATACTTTTGCATCACGATTGGTGCAAGGTGGTATGTCTTTATATTCTGTCAGTAAATTACTTGGTCACAAGAACGAACAGATGTCTCAACGATATGCACATTTAGTGCCGTCTGTTGAGTCACGAAAGGCAACTGAAATCTTAAATCAAAGGAGCGCGAATGTATCAAGAGATAATGGTTAGCGTGTGTAATTGGTGTATCCAATTGCTGCGCGATCTGTCAGCAATGACAGGTCTTTCATACGAAGAAATTAATGTGTGGTTGTTTATTATCATTCAGCCTGGATTAATTTTATTTTTTTATTTTCGATCTAGAAATTGGAAGAAACAATATCAACAATCGTCAAATGATATTCGTCAGCTAATCCAAGCAACGCTAGAACGAGGGAGAAAGTAATGTCAGATATGCAAACTCAATTAACAAAAGTTCTTTCCGAGGTAATGACCGATGAAAAAGAACAGGTAAAGTTTGAAATGGCTGCAATCAACGAAGGCGTCGAAAAGTTTAGACGCTTGTTGGTCGATAAAGAAACAAGGCTAGTCGATACAGGGGTTGGTCGAGAGATATTTAAAGAACAGATGTCGCTCCTGATACCCGCAATCAAAAGAGAACAAGAGATTGCAATTGAAGGTATCGCCAATGCGGGGCGCGGAGTGCGCCCTGTTTGGTGGTGGTATTTACCACAAGTAGAAGCTGACAAGCTTGCCTATCTTGCTATCAAAAATTTATTGTCTATTCGTATGTCTGACAATGGCCTTGGCAGACCCGCGCGTACAATATGTTTGAACATTGGATTGGCAACCAAACAACAAATGGAATTCGAGAAGTGGTTACGAGAAAGCAAGCAACAAAGTAAAACTACAGGTACGCCTGATGTTGCAGCTAGACTAATTAGAACGGCTAAAAATTTTAATCAAAGGCAATGGGGTAATTGGACACGAAAGTTAAAAGCAATTGAAACTTTAGATTGGCGTCGAGATACAAAGATGCACATAGGATCTAAGTTATTGTCTATCCTGATCGAAGAGTCAGGCGGTTTCTTTGAGATGCGTTATGTACAAATAAGAAATAAAACTGAACGACAAATATTCTTGTCGCCTGAATGTAGAAAAATGATTGAAG